TCAAACAGACCAAATAAGGAATCAGAGGTACGACAGATTAGAAATCGAGTTGACGCAATTATGAGTGACGAGTATGGTATGGGTAGGGATTATGCTAACAGAACACCTAATTTTGCAGATACCAATGTTCACAGATATACGTTACGTTACTCATTCATTATAGACACTAATAAAACAATTTATAGGAGGTAATTTTAATGGCACTTAGTACTGCTAATACCAAATTATATTATTCTACGGATGATGGCACTACTTATACTCATTTAGTAGATATCGTTAATTATCCCGATTTAGGTGCTACACCTAGCAAATTAGACACAACTGACTTATCTGCTAAGAAGTTCAAAACTAGTATCCTTGGCTTACAAGACCTTCCCGATTTAACTTTCGAAGCAAACTATGACAAAGCTAGGTATCAAGCAATCAACGCATTACTTGGAACTTACAAGTTTAAGTTAGAGTTTGGCGAAGATGGTGTTGATGGTGCTTTCGTATGGGATGGTCAAGTTTCCGTATTCGTAACTGGTGGTGGAGTTGATGAAGTTAGAAAAATGAACGTCACTTTATCTGCTGAAACAGAGATTGTACAGATTGAAGATGAACCAATTGAAGATGAACCAATTGGAGGTGGAGAAGGTGGAAACGGGACTACACCAACTGAAGGTGAGTAGACATTATAAATAATAGGAGGATTTTATGACAGTTAAGATTAAGAATAAAGAATACGAATTGAAGTTTACTTTCAACTCTTTTAAATATATGGAGGATTTTGATATCACTGCTCTTCAAGAAATTGAGAGTAAGCCTTTCAAAATTATTCCTATAATTTCAACCTTGCTATATGGTGCAGTTAATCACAACCCTAAAGTAAGGGTAAGATTGGAAGATGTAGAAATTTTCTTGGAGGACTTTATCGTTGACGGTGACGTTGGCGAGTTATTAGAGGAACTTATGACATTACTTCAAGATTCTAATTTTTTCAAGTCACTTCAAAAGATGAAATAGTAGTTGCCGAATCTTTTGAGGGCGAAGAATTAGAAGAGGGGAACGAGGGGGAAACCCCTCAATCTCTCTATGATGAAATATTAAATGATACTTTGCCTAATGCCTTAATGATTGGTGTTGACTATGAACTTTTTTGGACATTGAATCCTAAGTCATTAGCACCTTTTGTTAAGGCATTTGAATTGAAACAACAACATGAAGATACACTTGCATGGGTTCAAGGTATTTACATCAAACAAGCCATTGTTAGTGCCATGAATAAAGAAGCAAAGTACCCTAATAAGCCTATGATGGAAACATACACTGGCAAAGCTAAAGTCGTAGAGGAAACCCCCGAGGAAAGGCAACAGTTTATAAAGGATATGTTCTTAATACGAATGGAGACAATAAACAGTAAATTTAAAAAGGAGGGGTAATCGGTGGATAATAAAATAGGAATTGGTATACTAGCCAATGCCCATGGTGTAGAAGATACCCTCAAACGTGTCGGCAAATCACTATCTCATGTTGGTAGAAACACGAAAGAATCCTCCAAAGAGTTCGCAAAGTTTCAGCAACAGACAAAGAAACTCAACAATAAATTCAATAACATAAATAGGGACGCTAATAGGTCTGCAAAGGGTCTTAGTAATATGACCAAGAGCATGAGAGGTCTTAACCAAGTTATCGGTACTGGTAAACTGTATATGTTGGCAAATTCCCTAGCAAAAGTAGTGCAATCCTCCATTGATTCGATTGAAACAACAAACTTGTTCAATGTTGCTATGGGTGATATGGCAGTTGAAACCGAAAAGACAGTTCAAGAGTTAACTAGATTATACGGACTTGACGCCACAAACCTTAGAAGTTCTATTGGTACATATGGTCTTTTAGCACGTTCGATGGGTATGACTAGTAAGCAATCTTCCGTATTATCTTCTAATATGGCAAAACTTGCTATTGACTACTCTTCCGTTACCAATGTTCCTATTAATCAAGTTATGGCAGACTTCAAGTCTGGTTTGCTAGGTCAATCCGAAACCGTGTATAAATACGGTATGGACGTTACAGAAGCTGGTATTAAACAAGAAGCATTGGCTCAAGGTATCACCAAGTCGGTTAGAAATATGTCTCAAGGTGAGAAAATGGCACTCCGTTATTCTGCTATGATTAGAAACAGTGCCTTGGCACAAGGGGATTTTGCTAGAACCGTAGATACCCCAGCGAACCAGTTGAAGATTTTATCCGAGAGATTTGTAACATTATCCCGAAGTATTGGTGATATATTCATTCCAATATTATCGGCAGTTTTACCTTACTTGAATGGTATTGTTATAATGCTTAATAAGGTTGCACAAGCAATAGCCAAGTTCTTTGGTTATGAAGCACCCGAAATCAGTAATGGGTTCGGAAGTGGCTTGGAAGGTATGACTGGAAGTGCAAATGACAGTACTGAAGCAATTAATAATACTTCTAATGCGTTGAAGAGTTTGAAAAAGGCTACAATGGGATTTGACCAACTTAATATCATCCCCGAACCACCTAGTACCCCTACAACGGGAAGTGGTGTTGGTGGTGTTGGTGGAAATATTCTTGATGGTTTCAACATGACAGAGTATGACAATAAAATGAGTGGTATCATTCAGAAGTCTGACAAAATTGCAAGTAAACTTGAAAGTCAATTTTCAAAGTTGTTAAACGCAGTAAAACCTACAACTGACTCTTTAATTAGATTATGGGATGAGGGTCTTAAACCTATAGTTAACTTCACTGCGAAGGGTGCTATTGACTTTTACACTGAATTCCTAAAGCCTATGGGTAAATGGGCGTTGGGTGAAAATGGTCTTCCAAAGCTGATAGATTCTTTCACAGATTTGTTAAAAGAGATTGATTGGACTAAGTTAAACAATGCGTTAGCTGAATTTTGGGAAGCAGTAGAACCACTCGGTGAAGCGTTCGGTCAAGGTTTTATAGACTTTGTTTCTAGTATTGTCGATAAGATGAAACCGTGGGTAGCAGAAGCGTTCAGTTTATTGGCAGACGCTATCGAAGAAATAGCCGAAGCATTAAAAAAGGTAGACCCGAAAACTGCACAAGCGTTCGGTGAAATAACTGGATTCTTAGTCGTACTTGCTGGTGGTATAAAAGTAGGTGCTAAAGTCACTGGCTTCTTGGGTTCGGTTGGTACATTCTTAGGTAAGTTAAAGGAGGTCGTCCCTAGTATCTCTGGATTTATTAATGGTGGTGGATTATCTTCGCTTGCTATGGGACTTTATAATTTGATGGAGATGAACCCAATTGCAATTCCAATGTTATTCGACGCCCTTATCCCTGATAAGTGGAAAGCTGACTGGGAAGATGAATTCTGGAACATTTATGAGATTGAGGCATGGTTAGATGAATTCTGGAACACGCTATGGGATGAAATAGTTAAATCGTTTAAGAAAGTATTCAACTTCGACAAAACCAAGGAATTGTGGGATGAGGCGATTCAGCATTTCAAGGACGCTTTTGACGGTGAGGGTGAATGGTATGACATTGGTGCTGATATTGTACGGGGTATTCTGAAGGGTTTCCGTGGTGCTTTCAGTTTTATAACAGAACCTATATGTGACTTCTTTAACGAGGTTACTCAATGGTTAAAAGATGTGTTCGGAATTGCTTCACCAGCAAAGAAAATGAAGCCAATCGGTAAAGATATATTAAGGGGTGTCGTTGCTGGTTTCACAGGGTCATTCGGTGATATGTGGGAAGCAATTAAAGAATTTGGTAAGAAAGTCAAAGAGAAGCTTCGTAATGCGTGGGATAACGCTACGGAGAAAATAAAGGACAAGTCCGTTAAGTTTTCTGCTAAAGTTGAAACAACCGTTGGTTGGGTAAAGGAAAAATGGAACGCACTTGCGAGAGAGTTCAAAGACAAGACTAGTAACTTCGGTGTGGCAGTGAAAACCACAACTAGTTGGGTTAAGTCTAAGTGGAGTGAACTGTCTGGTGCTTTCAAAAATAAAACTGCTGATTTCAAGGTTAAGTTATCGACAAAAGTTGGGTCTATAAAGAACTTCATTAAAGACATAATTGATGAAGTTAATGACAAGTTGATTGCTAAGTTAAGTTTCAGTATAAAAGCACCTAGTTGGTTAGGTGGAGGTACTTGGGGTTGGAAAGCACCTAAAATACCTTACTTGGCAAAGGGTGGTATCGTTGATAAAGCAACACTTTCCATTATCGGTGAGGCTGGTAAAGAAGCAGTAATGCCACTTGAAAACAACACTGGATGGATTGACAACTTGGCTGGACAGATTGTAACAAAAGGTGGTGCTGGTGGTGGAATGAGTAAGAACGACATGAAAAATGCGTTCAAAGAAGCCATCAAAGAGAGTGACTTCGGTGACACGGTATTATACCTTGGCAATGAACAAGTTGCTAGGGCAAGTAACAAAGGTAATAAGTTATTAAACAGACGTTATAAATTAATTACAGAGTAGGAGGAAGATAGATGGCTATTTTACGGATTGAGGGTAACGCAATGCCCGACCCAATGGAACTTACGGTTAACTACTTTGACCTATCTTCTTCCGAATCTGGAAGAACGTTGGCTGGAAAGATGAATAAGGATATCATTGCTAGAAAAGTAACTCTTTCTTTGAAGTGGAACACTCTTAATTGGAGTGACGCTTCTAGGTTACTTTCAGCAGTGGAATCTAAAGTATATTTGCAAGTGACATACCCCGACCCAAAGTTGGGGGTGTACACTACAAAAGAAATGTATGTTGGTGACAGAACATCACCAGCTATAACATTGGTTAATGGTAAAGAGTATTGGCAAGGTATTTCATTTGACTTGATAGAGAGGTAGGAATACTATGATTAATGTTTCCAATGAATACAAAGATTATATCAAAAACAATAGAGAATTTGTAACGGATGTCACATTAACCTTGGCAGATTCCACTGTTCTATCATTTGATAACGAGGATATAATGAGTGGTGGAATTGAAATAGAGGACGCTACTAGTGATAGTGAGTTCGGAGTAGGTTCTGCCATCATTAATTCTTGTACACTAACACTTGACAATTCTGATGGTAGATTGAGTAATTACGATTTCACAGACGCAGAGTTTAGTGTAAAAATAGGATTGCAGTTAAGTAACAGTGTTGAGTATTTGGATAAGGGTGTATTCACAGTGGATACCCCTTTGGCTATAGGTAACATAGTTAAGTTGGTCGCATTAGACAATATGTACAAGTTTGATAGAGCGTTCAAAGACGTTGTAATACCTTTCCCAATATCGGCTGGATTATTGTTGCAGACAGTTTGTAATTATTGTGGTGTAACATTAGCAACACCTACATTCCTAAATTCGGATTTCATTGTAAAGGAAAGACCTTATGATGAAGCAATTACTTGTAGGGAAATAGTTTCTTGGATAGCACAACTTAGTGGTAATTTTGCAAGATGTGATAAAAATGGTGAGTTGGAATTAAGATGGTATGACTATACCGTTGATGAGGATGATATAGATAGATATCATAACATTGTCGACATTCGTGATTTTGAGGTGGCAACGGATGATGTTGTAATAACTGGTGTTAGTATATTATACACTTTGGTAGAAACTGATGTTGACGGTAACATAACTAGTAATGAGTATTCAATCATGTATGGTTCAGAGGGATATGTTTTAGAACTTCCAAACAACAAACTGATAACAAGTACTGATGACGCAAATTATATTATAAATTCAATCGGGCAGAACATTGTCGGAATGAGATTTAGACCCTTATCTGTGTCAGTAGTTTCAGACCCAAGTATTGAAGCTGGTGATGTTGCATATGTAACAGACATTAGAGATAATGCTTATTTCACAGTTATCACAGACTTGAAGTTCATAATCGGTTCTTATGAAAAGATTTCATGTGAAGCAGAATCTCCTAACAAGAAGAGTACTACTAGATATTCTTCCCAATCCAAGGTTATTGTTGAAACTAAGAAATTGGTTGAGGACGAGAGAACTGCA